ATCGCCTGCTGGCTCGCGCAGTCGGGCGAGGCCGGCCCGTCCATCTACGAGGAGCGGGGACTACTCACCTTCTGAAAGGGGACAGCATGAGCACCATCGTCATCACAGGCGGGGCAGGATTCGTCGGGCATCACTTCGTCGAGCACATCCTCAAGAACACCGACTGGCGGATCGTCGTGTTCGACAAGCTCACGTACGCCTCCAACGGCTTCGACAGGCTGCGGGACATCGAGGCGTTCGACGACGCTCGCGTGCGCATCTTCGCCGTGGACCTCAAGCAGCCCATCAGCGAGGGTGTGGCGCGGGAGGTCGGGAAGGTCGACTACATCGTCCACCTCGCCGCTGAGAGCCACGTCGACCACTCCATCACCGACCCCGTGCCGTTCATCCTGAACAACGTCGCCGCCACACTCACGATGCTCGAGTACGCCCGCGCCCACCCCGAGCTTAAGGCGTTCGTGAACTTCTCGACCGACGAGGTCTACGGTCCGGCGCCTGACGGCTACGCGTTCACCGAGCGGGACCGCCACCATCCGTCGAACCCATACTCGGCGTCGAAGTCGGCGCAGGAGCAGTGCGGCATCGCGTACGCCAACACCTACGGCGTCCCGGTCATCACGACCCACACGATGAACGTCATCGGCGAGCGGCAGCATCCCGAGAAGTACGTGCCGATGGTTATACGCAAGGTCCTCGAGGGCGACGTGGTGCCGATCCACGCGAACGCTGACGGGAGTCGCATCGGGAGCCGCTTCTACATCCACGCCCGCAACGTCGCCGACGCCATCCTCCACATCCTCACGCTCGGATACCACGGCTACGAGGAGTGGAACGTGGCCGGCCTACAAGAGGTGGACAACCTCGCGCTCGCGCAGATGATCGCGGACATCATCGGCAATCCGCTCTGCTACGAGCTCATCGACTTCCACTCCTCGCGTCCCGGCCACGATCTGCGCTACGCGCTCGACTCCTCCAAGCTCGTCGCGTCGGGCTACCAGTATCCGAAGTCACTCGCCGATTCGCTCCGAAAGACGGTCGAGTGGGAGATGGAGAGACGGTCATGCCCCGGGTAGGAACCCACACCTACATGGGCGATGGGTGTGAACTCCGCCAGTATCCCGACGGCTCGGACATCACGATCGGCCGTTACTGTTCCATCGCTGGCGATCTGCTCGTCCTCGGCGGTGGCGAGCACTTCATGGACCGCATCTCCACCTACCCATTCGCGAGCAAGTTCGGCATCCCCGGCGCGGACACCAAGACTCGCGGCCCCGTCGTCATCGGGAGCGACGTCTGGATCGGAGCACGCGTGACCGTCCTCTCGGGCGTCAACATCGGCGACGGTGCAGTCATCGGCGCCTGCTCGCTGGTCAACCGCGACGTCCCGCCGTACGCCGTCGCTGCCGGAGTCCCAGCCCGTATCGTACGGATGCGCTTCGACGCCACCACGACCGCGCGGCTGCTCGCGCTCCGATGGTGGGACAGGAGCAACCACGACGTTCTCGAGGTCGCGCATCTTCTCATGGCAGGAGACGTGGATGCGCTGGAGGCTGCGCTGCGATGAGGATACTCACGGCGTTCGATGTGTTCTCCGGCTGCTCGTGGTATCGAGGCATCGTCCCCGGCCACGCCGCGCAGCTCGCTGGCCACGAGGTGCGAGTCGCTGCCGGGGAGGCGTCGCGTGAGGACATCGCCTGGTGCGACGTTCTCCAAGTGCAGCGGCTATGGCACCCCACCGCGAAGCGGATGGTCAGCGATGCTCGCATGATGGGCAAGATGACGGTGTACGACATCGACGACGATCTCTGGGACATCCACCCCGAGAACCCGTCTCACGACTTCTGGCATGACCACCACACAGACGCTGAGGCCGTGATGCGCCTCTGCGCTCGCGTGACGACTACCGGGCGGGAACTGGCCGCGACGCTCCGCCGGCACCACGACGACGTACGCATCGTCCCGAACGCGATCCCCGACGACTTCCGCCGAGCTCGTGCGCTCGCTACGGGCGGCCCGCTCATCGTCGGGTGGGCAGGCGGCAACTCCCACGCGAAAGACCTTGCGCTCATCGAGCCCATCATCCGAGAGGTGGTCGAGAAGCGCGATGTCGTCGTGTGGCTGTCGGGCTGCGGCGACGACATCATCCACGACCGCGTGCTGCATCCCGGAACGATCGCCATCGAGCACTATCACGCGATGCTCTCGATGTTCGACATCGGCCTCGCGCCGCTCGTTGACTCACGCTTCAACCGCGCGAAGTCAGACCTCAAGCCGCTCGAGTATGCCGCCGTCGGCGTGCCGTGCGTCGCGTCGCGCATAGGACCGTACCGCGACCTCACCCGCGGCGTGCTCACGGCGCCGTCACTCAAGGAGTTTCGCACTCACCTGTACCGCCTCATCGACGACGCGGAACTCCGCTCTACGACGGCAGCGGCCGGCCTCGCATGGGCGGACACCCGGCGCATATCAGCAGTGCTTCCGCAATGGCTCGAGGTCTGGTCGAGGTAGTGGGTGACGCGTGACGCAAGGTGAACGCGGTAGGCCGTCTCTCGGTCAGGAGCCACCTTGCCACTCGTAGACCGCATCCTTGAGCCGGCGCTGCGCCGGTACTTCGAAAAACTCAACCAGACGCAAGGCTCGCACAAGACGCACTCCGGGCAGACCATCGGCCCCGACGCGCCGTTCGAGCTCGTCGCGTTCCGCAGCGCCATCAACGTACTCTCTCAGGACGTGGCCACGCTGCCACTCAAGATGTACGCCAAGGACGGGCGAGCTCGCGTCGATGTGATGGACCATCCGCTCGCGCTCGCGCTGCGTCTCACGCCGAACCCACGCATGACCGCGTATGAGTTTCGCGAGGCGATGATGGTATCGCTGCTTACGTGGGGCAACTTCTACGGCTACCAGATGCGGGACAACAGCGGGCGCGTCTCGGCGATATACCCGCTCCGCCCTGACCGTATGACGGTGACGCTCGCCGAGGCCGGACTGTTGCTCTACACCTACAAGCCCATCGACCCGGAGCAGCCCGAGCAGACGTTCATCTCGTACGAGATTCTGCACATCAAGGGACTCTCAACCGACGGGCTCGTGGGCCGCTCGCCGCTCTACGACTTCCGCGAGAAGCTCGGCGAGATCGCGGCTGCCGAGAAGTTCACGCAGTCGTTCTACGGCAACGGCATGAAGCGGTCCGCCGTGCTCCGCCATCCGGCGAGACTCTCTGGCGACGCGAGCACACGGCTCGAAGAGAGCGTCAAGCGACAGGCCGGAGCCGATAATGCGTTCGGCGTACTCGTGCTCGAAGAGGGTATGGATTTCTCTGAGCTCTCGTTCGCACCCGAGGACGCGCAGCTCCTCGAGTCGCGTCGCTTCTCGGTCGAGGACGCGTGCCGGATCTTCAACCTCCCGCCCTACAAGCTCCGCATCAACGAGGCCGGAACCGTCTCCTACGCGAGCGTCGACGCCCAGCACATCGACTACCTCATCAGTTCGCTGACGCCGTGGCTCGTCCGTATCGAGCAGGGCATCATGCGCTGCTGCATGTCGCCCACAGAAGTGGCGGCGGGGCTGTTCGTCGAACACAACACCCGCGCGCTCCTGCGCTCCGACCTCAAGAGCCAGGCCGAGGCGCTCAAGATCGGACGCGAGGCCAACTGGTACTCGCCGAACGACTGTCGCTACATGCTGGGGGAGAACCCCATTCCCGACCCCCGCGCGGACGACTACTTTGCGCCGGTGCAGTTCACCGTTCAGGCATCACCCGCCGAGCAGGCGGACGAACCCATAGACCGCCCGGACGTACCGCTCCGCCCGGAGATAGCGAGAACAGAGCGAGCGTAAGGAGGCCCGTCCATGAGTGACGAGCAGAACGTCCAGGTCGCCGCGGACCCCGCAGCCGTGGTGTCGAGTCCTGAGTCACCGGCGGAGAAGGTGTTCACGCAGTCAGAGGTCGAGGCGATGCTCAAGAAGCGCCTCGCCAAGTTCGCGGACTACGAGGACGCCAAGAAGCGCGCAGCGCGGGCGGACGAGCTCGAGCAGGCGCAGATGACCGAGATGGAGAAGCTCACCAAGCAGCTCGAGGCCGAGCGCGAGGCGAAGGCCGCCATCGAGGGTCAGTACCAAGCGGAGAAGCGGACACAGCAGGCGAAGGAAGTCGCACTGAAGGTCGCAGCAGAGCTCGGTGTGGACGCCGCGAAGGCGCTCAAGTACGCCGGCAAGCTCGACGGCGACGACGAGGAGACGCTCGCCGCGTCGGCTCGGGACTTCTTCGCGGACTTCCAAAAGGCTGCGCCGGCCGTTCCCGCGGCAGTGAACGACACCATCGGAGGCCCTGACTCCGACTTCGAAGTCGGATTGATGCAGGGCATGAAACGACTAGGAGTGATGAAGTAATGGCACAGAACTACGCCATGAAGTTCGCCGACAAGGCACTTGCGCCGTTCGCTGCGGCGTCCGTGACCCAGGGCGTCTTCTCCGCACAGTACGAGTTCACCGGCGTCAACACCATCTACGTCCCGAAGAACGACACCGTCGCCCTCGGCGCGTACACGATCAGCGCCGGCTACGGCACCCCGACGCTCATCGGCAACACCCTCGACACGCTGACCCTCTCGCAGGACCAGGCGTTCGCGGGGCTGCTCGACAAGCGCATGGTCGAGTCCAGCAACCTCACGATCGCCGCGGGCTCATGGCTCGCCGACCAGATGACGCAGGTCGTCACGCCGACGATCGACAAGTACGCCTTCGCGGCGCTCTTCACCGCCTGCCCGTCGGGCCAGATCAGCGCGTCTGCCGCCATCACCACGGCCAACGCCTTCACCTCGCTTCAGACCGCCAACGCGCTTCTCGACGAGTCCTACGTGCCGACCGTCGGCCGCGTGCTCTTCGCCTCTCCCGCGTTCCTGAATGTCCTGCGCCTGGACGCCAACTTCCTCAAGGCGTCCGATCTTGGACAGCAGGTCCAGTTCAACGGCCAGGTCGGCGAGGTTGACGGCCTTCCCGTCATCAAGGTCCCCGATGCCATCATGAACGCCACGGACAACCACATCGACTACATGGTCGTCCACCGTTCCGCCGTGGCCCAGCCGGTCAAGCTCGCCGACTTCGACATCGTGGAGAAGTCCGAGCGGTACAGCGGCTCGCTCGTCAATGGCCGCCTCGTGTGGGACACGTTCCTGCTCGACTCGCTCAACAAGGGCATCTACATCCACAAGCACGCGGGCTAGTCCCTCCCGCACAGCCAGCACGACGAGAAGGCCCCTCCGGGGGCCTTCTTCTTCTGGGTGACACGTCTCGCACGATAACGACAACCAGCACTCCCGCGGAGGGATGACACATGGAACGCATCGTCCGCAAGGGCGTCGGCACCTACACGCTCACCGCGACGGCGTACGACGGTGACGGCGTGAAGGCGACCATCTCGGGCAGCCCGACACTCAACGTCTACGACGCAGGCGACACGCTCATCGAGGCGGGCGTCCCCACGATCACCGACGGCGAGCTCGTCTACGCCGTCCCGAACGACGACCTCACGCACCTCGACACGTACCGCGCGGTGTGGACCGGCACCGTGGACGGCGTCGCACAGTCGTGGGAGACGTACTTCGAGCTCGTCGGCGGCTACTACTTCGAGACGAGCGAGCTCCGGGACGTCGGCGGCAAAGTCGACCTCACGAGCGAGGTCAACTACCCGGACGCGCTTCTCGAGCGCAAGCGCGGCAGCGTCGAGTCCATCATCGAGCAGGCTGCCGGAGTGGCGTTCGTCCCTCGCGGTCATCGCCACGAGTTCACCGCATGGGACAACACGGCGGTGTTCCCGCATGTACGGATCCGCGAGGTATACGGCATCACCGTCAACGGCGTCGCACTCACAGCTACAGAGCTCGCGGATTGCGTGGTCGATAAGCGCGATGGGCGCATCACGTGGGGCCGCTGGTACGAGGGCCAGACGGTCGTCGTCCACTACGAGCACGGCCACCTCACCTGTCCCGAACCCATCCGTGAGGGCGCCATCGAGCTCACCGTCGAGCGCACCATCGCGTCTGCCACTCCCGCCCGCGCGACCGGCGTCTCGACCGACGTGGGCTTCATCCGCTACACGCTCGCCGACGGCGACAAGCATCCGACCGGGCTGCCCGATCTTGACGCCGCGATCGGGCTCTACCGTGAGGCGCGGTTCGCGCTATGAGCCTCATACCCGACATCCAAGACGCGCTCGCCGACCTCATCAGCGATGCGACCACCGTCCCCGTCGACGTCGGCTACCCCGGCTTCGTGCAGCCCGAGCACATCTGGATCTCGGGGACGTCACGCGTGCCATGGCTGAATGCGGTCAGCAACTACTGCCAGCACGAAGAGATCGGCGAGGTCGAGGTCCGCATCCTCGTGACGAAGGTGAATGCCGAGTACACCGTCCCCCGCAATCGCGCGTTCACCATCGCAGACATCGTCACCTCTGCGGTCGCGTCCGACCGCTCGCTCGGCGGCACCGTCGAGCAGGCGTGGATCGAAGCCGTGGATAGCGACGAGGCGGTCTTGGACAACGAGCGGCAAGTCGGCATCACGGTGAAGGTCGGATTCAAGGCGACGGTCGTCGAGTGACGAGGAGATGACGATGAGCGCACCACGATTCACCGCAAAGACCACCGTCGCGGTTGCGTTCACAGACGCAGCCGGCCGTCTGGTATCGCGGGAGTACGAAGCGGGCGTATCGGTCAAGAGGGCCGACATCCCCGAAGCGCAGTTCAGGCGGCTACTGGCCTCCGGCGCCATCGCCGAGGCGCACAAGAAGGAGGACTAGGTCATGGGCTTCAATCGCGTGATCGGATACATGGGCGTGGCCATCCAGTCCGCCAAGGGCACGGCTGCCTCGGCAGCAAAGTTCAAGTTCCCCATCTACTCAGGCGGCATCCCCGTGACGAAGGAGTTGGCGGACGAAGAGATTTCCACGGCGTCGCGCAACCAAGGCGACCCGTACGTCTCGGGCGTGATCGTTCCCGTCGAGTTTGAGACGCGCGCCTTCGTCGGCTCATTTGTGATGCTCATGCAGGCCGCGCTCGGTGCGCGCACCACGACCGGCGCGTCCGACCCGTACAGCCACGCCATTGCCACCGGCGCGGTCCCGTACCTGACGTTCTGGTGCTCGATGGGCGCGTCAGACGCCGTCAGCACGATGGCGCAGGACGTGAAGCTCGACACGCTCGAACTCACGTGGACAGGGCCTTCCGCATGCAGGCTCGCGGTCAAGGGTTTCGGCACGACCGCCGACATGACCGCCGCTGACTTCGATGCCACCGCCATCGATGAGACCGACGGCGACGGCTACTTCTTCCCGGTCGGAGGGACGTTCCAGTGGGATGCCGTCGGGGCCACCGCAGCCGACTTCGTGTGCGAGGCTGGCGGGCTCGCCATCTCCAACAACCTCGAGCGCGTCAACCACTGCGGAATGGTGACCGCCTACGACCACGACGAGGGCAAGCTCGGCGCGGCGTTCAGCCTCACCACCGTCCCCGCGAACGCGGACGCATGGATCGAGACCCTGACCGGTGCGGCGAACGGCTCGGCTCCCGACGGCGATGTGTACTTCGGCAAAGTGAACATCGTGCTGCAGGAGGCCGGGACCGGAACCCACACCACGACCATCGTCGCATCCCGCGTCCCGTGGGAGATTCCGCCTCTCACCATCGACGCATCGAACGGCAAGTACACGAGCGAGGTCAGCGGGAGTGCGCGCTACAACTCCACGGAATCCGACGCGCTCGACGTGACTATCACCAACGCGAACGCTGCTGCGGTCTACGTAGCGGCCTAACGACGACAGGGGGACGGCATGGAGAAAGACCGCTTCCAAGTACAGCTCGAGGACGGCTCCGAGCACGAGGTCAGCTTCGGCATGGGCTACTACTCGGCCATGAACCGAAGGCTGCTCAACCTCGGTATCAAGCCATCGGAGTTCACCAGTTCCGAGTATCAAAGCCTGCTCATCTACCGGTTCCTACAGAAGCGCGGCGTGATCCCCGCGGCCGAGTTCAGCGTGGACGCAGCCATCGAGTACATGGAGGAGTCCGACTGGTCTGGCATCCCGACCGAGGAGCAGACGCGTGATGACGAGGGGGAAGCGACAGCGACGCCCGCCTCATAGCGAGCGTCGCGCTTTCCACCGGGCAGCCGATAGGCGACCTCCTGGATGTGCTGGGCATAGAGCGCGAATGGCCAGAACTGTTCGACGTGATGCTCGACCTGCTCGACGGCCACCGCAGCCGGGCCGACCTCAAAGCGCGAAGAGACCGGCTCGGGACGATGATGGCGCGCAAGTAGTTCGGAGGCTCAAGTGGCTAGCCAGGGCATCAGGATCACCGGCATAAAGCAGACCATGAGCGCCCTGAAGGCGTTCGAGC